TTAAGGAGCGATCGTGTCTATCGTTTGAACTGGTTTTACAGAAAATTGGTTCAGCGCAGATGCGATCGTTTCTTGTTTATCAGGAAATAAATGTGCATAAACTTTGAGGGTGATTTGCGGATTTTGGTGCCCGAGCCGTTGAGCTATCAAAAGAACATTCGCACCCATATCAATTAATAGCGAAGCGTGGCTGTGTCGGAAATCGTGAATGCGAATTCTGGGTAGATCCATCGCTTCGCTTATTTTTTTTATCTGATTTCGTAAAGCGAATGGTCGGCAGTAAAAAAACGGCTCATTATCTTTAACCTTATATAGTTTTTTTAGGTGAACCTGAATATTGTTATAGAGAAATTCGGGTATTGTAACAATACGCCGGGATGAATAGGTTTTTGTTGGTCCAATCTCATATCGCAGCGGATTATGCAGCGTCATAATAGTTTTAGTTATTTGGATAGCTTTATTAGGCAAGATATCGGATGGACATAATGCAAGACATTCGCCGACTCGGCAGCCGGTATAAAACAGAATGTCAAAGGCTAGACGGTATTCTTCGTTCTTTACTTGACCTATGAAGAGATTATACTGGTCAGGTGTCCAGATCTTCATAGTTTCATGTTTTGATACTTTAGGTGGTTTGATATGTTTTAATGGATTATCTTTGTAGCCATAGATGATACGAGCAAAATTAAATGTAGCTCCGAAAGTTGTCATAATAGTTTTTAGGTATGAAGCACTTAGGCCTTCTTTATTCATGGTCTGAGTCCACTCAATTATTTTATCAGGGGTTATTTCTGATAATTTCATTTTGCCAAAGTAAGGGGTTATTTTATCAAGACGTCCTTCTATTGTTTGAGTTGACGAAGCTCTATTATTAAGCTTGTAGTTTTCAAGATATTTGACTACTAACGTGCTAAAAGTTACGTCGTTAGTTGCGATATAGTTTGATTTGTAGTCCACTTCGTATTTTAACGCTTCACTTTTTTTATCAAAGCCACGTTTTACTATATGTCGATTTTTACCAGTCCAATCTTTTATATAGAATTGGCAATACCATTTTTTTGTTTTTTCGTCTTTGTAAGCTGGCATGATAGTCCTCCTGAGTTTATTGTCGAACACATAATGGCGAACAACGAATATATGTTTATGCATTAGTGCCTAAATTATGCAGCCCTAATAAAAGGGCTGCTTTTTTATTGTTTGTTTAATTTTTCCCAAAGAGAATTAAATTTATGTGAAATGAAATTTAAACTTTGTTTTGATAGAATGTTTAATTTCCGTTTATGGTACAGGTTTTTTTCAATACCTTCAGCTGACGGATATTTTTCCAGTATGTCGTATGTGACTAACAAAATAAAAATTTCTTTTGGGTGTGGTACTATTCTACTTAAATTTTTTATAAATTCATCTTCCGTCATTTTATAACTGACATTTAGATCAAAAATATACTCTTTTAATTTATTTGCTAAGTTGTTAGCCTTATTAGCCAATGCTATAAGTTCATATTTTTCAGGTTCTATCCCATAATAAAGTTCTTTAATGTATGGTGGAACGGAGGTTAATATTTCTACGTCATTTGTAGCTATAGCAGTAAGAAGTAAATTTAACAACCAAGTTTCCTCAAGCTGTTCACTCAAAAATTGCTCATTCTTTTTCGTTAATGTAAGCTGGTGAAAAATGGAGAATAATTTTTTTGCGTATTCATAACTACTTACTTTACCTTTATGGGAATGGAATAATTCAAGTGTTTCGTAAAAGATGTCGAAATCATTATCTAAATGAGGATCAAGTGGAGGCGGGGGCATTACTGGCTCCGGTAAACTTTCTTGGACAATCATTTCTTCAGGCTCGTTTGATGTTGTAATGTCAGGCTCAAATTCTTCTGTTATTACAGGCTGCTGTTGTTGTGTAGGTAAGTCTGGTTGTGGAAGTTCACGGCCGCATTGTGGGCATTCTTCCCAGCGTTTTCTCATTCTACGACCGCAGAAAGGGCATTCTTTTAAGAAGCTTGACGCTGCCGACTGCGGACGTAAAGATTTTGAAATTTGTTTGCCGGTAGCAGTAAAAGACATTCCCGTACCTGGTATTCCGAGTGTGGCTCTACTGCCACGACTGCCGATCGTTACCTTAGCACCACGAGGACCGATACTGGCACTGATACCTTTTTTACCGAGGTTTAAACTGATACCTGGAGCTATTTTGATTGATTTTCTAAACCTAAATCCCATTCTGATCATCACCTTTGATGGAGTTATTGGCTAATTAATTCATTTATGATTTTATGTACTATCATTGGATCCGGCCTACGTTCTTTAATTATTGCATTAAGATGTTCAGCATCAAGATCGTGGCTGTATGATAGAAGATGTATCGCAAATTCGTTGGCTTCATTCTCCCGGCGGCAGGGGACATAGTAAGGTTTATTAGTGCTGAGATAGTAACCGTATCCAGAGTGCAGCCGTGCATGACCGAGTTCGTGGCATAAAACTATACGCTTTTGAAGCTCTGATAAATTTGCATTTAAAACGATACATTTTCGTCTTAGTGGGCGAACTAGAAAACCTCTGATTTCTGACGGCAAATCTAATTCAAAAACGTCGAATTTTAAGCATTTGGCAAGCTGGTAAGGATTCGCTGTATCATACTTTAATATGAGGTTTTCTACCCGCAAGGGTATGTTAAACATGGCGCAAGAAGTTTATTGCTTCTTGCGCTTATTTTTTTCTTTAGCTTGCCAAAATACGAATTCAAGAGCATTTTTTAATTTCTGTTTATCTTCTTCGTCCAGGTGATGTACTTCACCATCAAACATAACTTCGGTGTTTTCGAGAAATTTTGCAAGGTCTTTAGGAGTTTTTTTTGCTTCAGTGGAACTAGTATGGCCAAGCAAGTAATCTGTAGTAACACCAAATAAGTTAGCTATTTTTAATAAAGTGTCATTGTCAGGTTCACGTTTATTCAATTCATAATGCGTATAAGTACCACGAGCAACGCCTATAATCTTTGCAGTTTCTTCTTGAGTAAGCTTTTTTGAAAGGCGGAGTTCTCTTAAAGTATCTCCAAACATTTGATCACCTCTTTATGAAATTGTAGCACATAGCGACATATAAAAAAATAAATGTCGCAACAAGGGACAAAACTGCTTGACAATGTCGCGGATTGAAACTATAATAAAAATGTAGCGAAAAGCGACAGGAAAGAAAGGGGGGATATTGATGGAAAAAAGTTTGTGGTTAAAAGATATTAGATTAAAATTAGATTTGACTCAAGAACAGGTTGCTGAGCGGGCGGGTATTTCGAGAACGTTTTATACGGAGATTGAAACAGGAAGTAAAAAACCTTCTACTAAAACAGCAAAAAAGATAGCTCAAGTGTTGAATTTTGATTGGGTTATTTTTTTTGAAGATGAATGTCGCGAAACGCAACAAAATGCTGTTTGATTTGAAGTTTTGAGAGAAAACGGCGCCAAGCCGAATTTTAACGGAGAAAAGAGCAAAGAAGATGGCTAAATGCAATTACTGTGGTCGAGAAAGTGATTCTCACGAAGTTAAACAGGTTGGTGGTTATTACATTTTAGAGTGTTGTACAGACTGTGAAACTGAAATTCTAGCTGATCAGGAAAAACAGGAAGAGGAGTAAGTAACGTGATTGATTATAAAGACGAAATTTTAAGTTTTTACTATGAAAAAAGACAAAACTTTATTGAGGCGGCAGAGAGGCATGAACAGAACAAAACTCATTTTAATTACGATGTAATGCATGAGGCCATGCTTGAGTTAAATACTGTTAAGTTACTTTTACAGCGACTGAATTTCAGTTATGAGGAAGTTGAACATTATATTGAGTATCAATACGCAAAAAGAAAGGTTGAGGCAAATTGAAATTTTATGAAGTAACAACCTGTTTTTATGATAACGGTAAAGTCACCGCTGCTATCACGAGAACTGTTGAATCTGATCAAAAGCCAACAGATACCAGTGATAACAATGACAAATGTGATGTATATAAAGATTGGTTTGAAACAGAGGAAGCAGCAAATCAATTTATTAAAGATGCTAAGGAGGCTTAAACATGAAGAAGTATTTGATCGCATTTTGCGCTGTTGTAGTTGTGGCTTTGATGCTGGTCAGTATTGCAGATGGGAAGAAACCTTTAACAGATGTTCAAGAGGTTACTGTTACTTGTGTCGTCCGGCCAGGAGATACTTTGTGGAATATAGCAGAAGGTTTTTATGGACACGGTATTAGTGCAGAAGATTATAACGCTTTTCAGTACAGAATATCGCAGGATAACAAAGAGCTTTTTGCTGATGGTCGCCAGCTACAGGTAGGGGACAAAGTGAAAATTCGTTACTATACCAAACGGTGAGTTTATGAGTTTATTCTACAGCAGAAGGGAGTGGTAAATGTGCTGAAAGAACTGCTTCAAGAGTGCCATATGACGCAAGAAACCGTCGCTGAACAGGCAGCTATGCACAGATCAACAGTCGCACGTATTATCAATGTTCCGGAAGCGGCACATCCGCAGATGATTATGCGGTTTGCAGAAACTTTCGGAGTTTTGAAAAATCATGTGATGCGGTGGTACTGTTTGGAAGCATGCCCGCTGGGTAAAGCTTGTCAGAGTACAGAATATCGTGAGGTATCACTGGCACAGACGGCCTGCTTTATTTATTCGTCAGTTAGTGCACTAAATACTAAGCTGGCAATCGTTTTAAGTATTGCCTCAGACGAACGGGTAAGTTGCGACGAAGAAAAAGACTTCGCCGACATTTTAAAAAATATCAACGAAGTCAAGCAGGCAATATCCGATATGGAATTATGGGTTTATCGCAATCAGGATTTATTAAGAAAAAGAGAAATCGCCAGTGCGGTAACACTGACGATTAAGAGATAACCACGGTCAAATAGTTAACTCGTATTTTTATTATAGCAAAGTAAGGCAGGTGACGCAAATGGATATTTATACCGTAGAAGATGTTATGAAAATTTTGCATTGTAGCAAATCAACTGCATATAAAATGATTCGGATTGTACGTGATGAGTTAAAGCAACAAGGTTATATTCTACCGCCGGCAGGTAAGGTTCCGAAAAGTTATTTTGACGAACGTATATATATGCCTAACTATCAAAGGGAGCTGGCTTGATGGCTAAAAATGATTTACAGACAAAAATTGATCGCTTGAATGCTGCTGCTGAGATTATTGAAAAAGAACATAAATCAAAAAAGATGTCGGTATCTTCTGAGCAGCAAGTCTTTGCAAGTGTTGATCGTATTAAATCCTGTTACCGGTGCGAGTTTGAATTTTCTTGCTTGGATGCTGGTAGACCTTGCTCAAGATATTCTTATGTGGATTAGGCGGGGAGATATATGTTGAATCAAGCTTGGTTTTTTTATGATGAATTTAAAGAAGTACCGTTAGAAATATATCAAATTGATCAAATGGTTTTGATGGGACATTTGACAGAAAAGGAAGCCCAGGAAAGAGCTTTCTATGTGAATATAGATTATTACTTGCGAGGTGTAAATAATGTTTAAAAAGGCAGAACGTAAAAGAATTTTTGTGAAAATGGCACTGTGTGGAGTATCGGGCAGCGGTAAAACTTATTCCGCATTGTTACTGGCTCAGGGATTGGGTGGAAAGATCGCCATGATCGACACGGAAAATGGCAGCGGTGAACTTTACTCTGATCTATGCGATTATGATGCGGCCCAACTTGAACCGCCATTTTCACCAATGAAATTTATTAATGCGATCAAAGAAGCGGAAGCCGAAGGTTATAACGTACTGATAATTGATAGCCTATCTCATGCCTGGTCCGGGCAAGGCGGTATTTTGGAAATGGTAGACAAAAAAAGTGCTACCAGTAGAAGCGGGAACAGCTTTACTGCTTGGCGAGATGTTACGCCGGAACATAACAAGTTAGTGGATGCAATACTTCAGTGCCGTATGCACGTAATCGTTTGTATGCGGTCAAAAACAGCCTACGAAATGCAGGAGAATGAGAAGGGCAAAAAAACGCCTGTAAAGGTCGGATTAGCGCCGATACAACGTGATGGAATGGAATATGAGTTTACGATTGTATTCGATATTGATCGTGAAAAGCATTATGCCGTAGCCAGTAAAGACCGTACTAATCTTTTTGAAAATCAAATCGAAGTCATTACCCCGGAAACTGGTAAGATGATCCGTCAATGGGTTGAAGGTGGTATTGAGGTTAAGCGGCCTATAAGAGCAGATAAATTTGTCCAAGTCTATAGTGATGATTGCATGGTACTAACAAAAAAAGGCTTTGAAAGTATCAAGAATTTACCTGTCGATACATTGGCACAGATGGCTGCACATCAAAATTACGCCCTTGCCGCTACCGCTATAACAGACTTTCTTGACGCTAAAGCCGTAGCAATGATAGATGATGGATCTGCAGAAGCGACTGAAATTGATGATTTGGTAAATGAATTACCCGATATTGAAGATCAGGCAAGTAAAGTAGATGGTCCGATTGGATAATTTGTATTCTAAGTGTTTACGTTGTGGGCGAGATATAAAACGTCCGGAGAGTATTAAGCATGGCTATGGCCCTTCCTGCTATAAAAAAATGTTAGAAGAAAAAGCGCAGAAAGAGCTTATTTATGACGATGATAAAGTCGATATAGAGCCCTTTAGAGGCTCTATATACGACTTGAAAAATATCTAATGAAAAATCAAGGCGGTATATCATGGGCGGGTATTTTAAGTTGTATAGGGAGTTATTCAAAAAACCAATATGGCTTAATAGCTCAAATGAGCAGAGGGTGATATTGATAACTTTATTAGCTATGGCGAACTGGAAGGAAACTGAATGGGATTATTTTGGTGAAAAAATAATTTTAAAGCCTGGGCAATTTGTTACAAGCCTTCAAAAAATCGTTGAACAGTGTAAAGCTGAAGGCGTAGAGGCTAACAAGCAGATTACGGTTCAAAATGTAAGAACAATGTTACAAAAGTGTGAAAGACTCAATTTCTTAACAGTAAGGCTAACAGGAAAATCAACAAAGAGCGGTAGGCTCATAACCATAGTAAATTGGCGGGTTTATCAAGGTGAAGAACCTACTGTTAACAAAGAGATTAACAAAGAACCTAACAGCCAGCTAACAAACAACCAACAAAGAGCTAACAAAGAACCTAACAAGCACATAAAAGAAGAATATAAAGAACTAGAAGAAGATAAAGAAAGTATAAGAAATGGGGAAGAAAAAAATGCGCCCAACATCCCCCAAAAAAACAGCTCGGAATTGGCAAAAGGTGCTCAATATTTTTCGGCAAAAATAATGCCGATCTTGAATCGTAACCAGGCAGAGCAGATTAATGATTTAGTTGCCGAGTATGGTGCTGATAGTTTTATTTTAGCTTGTGATCGGGCTGTGGTGGATAAAAACAGGTCAATAACACATATTGCCAATTTACTTGAAAAAGCACGCAGGTCAAGAAATAGCGGGCAGTCGGTGAATGTTGAAAGTATTTTAGACGAATTGATTGAGCGGGCAGGTCAATCTTAGAGAAAGGTTGTGGTTTAAATGCCTCAGAGAGCACTTGCATTAACCGATATTTATAAGGGATTTAAGTTTTTTCAGATGTGCGGTCGGAATCCGCCGGTTAATAAAAACTTGTTCGGAAGCGAGTTTACGACAAGTGAGCAGCAAATTAAGGACGCTTTGGCAACAAAAGCGGATATTTGGATTGATATTTTCAAACGGGTTGAGGTTCCTGTTTTCGAGATGGCTATAAAAAAAGTGATTCAGCAGACAAAGTTTTGGCCAAACGAGCAGGAGTTTGCTGCCGCAGTTGATTGGGCACAGGAAGAAATAAGGACAGAAGCTTATCAGTTGTCGCTTGCGAATGATCGTGAAGCCAGGGAACAGTTCAGCAAGTCTTTTTCAAAAGAACAGCGAGATAAAAATAAAAAAGTCATTGCGTATATTATTTCTCGGATTGGGAAGAAAGAGCGATTGAAAGTCCCCTATAACGAAAAAGTTATTGAGTTTGGACGATTGCTTTATCCGGATGCATCCGATGAATGGCTGAAAGAAAATTACAACGATATTGCAAATTTTAAGAAACAAAAACAATTTTGTGATAACTATTGCAAAGGTCGTGAAAATTGCCCTAATAGTGGCCGACAGCCAGGGCTTAGGGTAGATAAACAGTATGGTTACATCAGACCCGTGTATTACACCGGGACCTGTAGCAATTTTTAAATAAAGGAGCGATGAACATGGCAAGAAGGTTCAGGAAAATTCGTTATGACGAGAAGAAAGGGCAGGTAACGCTTATCTGGGAAGATGGTAAGGCACACGAGGATAAATATTCTCTTGAGTGCATGGAATCACCACGCCCGGAGTTTGTTCAAGCATTCAAAGAATTAGCAAAGCATGTTGCTGAATTGTGTGAGTTGCCGGCAGATTATGCGGACCGCATTACCACTCGTAGCGTATCTTTGAATTATGGGGGGGTACAGGAAACGATGGGAGCTGTGCTATCTGCTGTTATGGAGCTTGAACAAAGTAATGGCGTGCTGGTATTGAATACCCCGCATAAAACTGTAGAAATGCTTACAGAAACGGCGGAGCCTAACGCTAAGATGTTACTTACAGCAGAGTGCATTGAAACGCTGGAAATGCTAATTGACGAAGCTCATGAGTATGTAAAGGGTGTTCGGGCGCAGGGTGATCTATTCACCCCAGCGATTGGCGAAAGTGCTTAAAAATAAAATTTAGGAGTGTTGAAAAATGGCAAATAACAAAGGTAATAGAAGCAGCAAAGGCAGTAAAGGAAATACAGCAGTACCGCAAAGTAAAGAGAAAAATATGTCGGTTGATCAAATTTTAGATGTGTTGAGAAGGCAGTCTGGAGATACGATAACAATTTCTGCAAAACGCTTAGAAGCTTTATGCAAGGAAATTAAGTCGTTACGCTCTGAGGTGGAAACTTTAACCGCTGATAAGAATCAGAATGATGAACAGGAGACCCCAGATGCAAATTAGTCCGATTTACAGTTATCAAGATGATCGCCCAGAGATACAGTTTGGACGAGTGAATTTTGAACTTGAAAAAGTTGATGAAGCGTTAAGGGCCTATACTGCTAATCCAAACGAACAAACTTCAGATGCTTTATGTATGGCGATCTATCAAGCTGAAATAATGCTTGAAACTATGGCCCTGCAGGTAGAACCGGATTACAGCAAAAGACACGTTAATTTTCTAAAGACTGTTCAAAAAAATTGTGAGAAAGCTCTTTATAGCGGCAGTCCTAAAGGTTAGTAAAACAAAAAGAAAAAGCACCGCTTTTTACACGGTGCTTTTTCAAAAAAGATTTGAGAGTGGGTTGGAGAGAAAATCAGACGTCCGCCGAAGTCATGAGTTTCACATTGCGGAACTCACAAATAAATTTTAGCAAAGTTGCTGGTCGGACGCAAAAAAAGTGAGGTAGCTATGAGTGTAAATTGGTCGGTTAGAGGACGAAAAAGCAGGGCATATGGCGAGCATTTTGAAAAAATGATATTAGCTTCGTGTGACCATTATTTAGCGGCTCAAATCGCAAAAATAGAAAAAACACCGGAGCCGATGAAGATTATAAAACCTTTTGGAGCAGGTCAGTTTATCGCCTGTTTCGCATCAAAAGCCCAGCCTGATTTTAAGGGAACTTTAAAAAATGGCAGGTCAGTAGTGTTTGAAGCTAAACATACGGATAGTGATCGAATGAAGTATGAAGCACTTCTTGAATGGCAAAGAAAAGCTTTGTGTGAACACGTTGGATTTGGCGCTGCCGCTTTTATTCTTTGCAGTTTTGAGCTGGAACGGTTTTACCGGGTGCCGCTTTTTGTATGGCTGGACATGAAAAGAATATTTGGGCGTAAATATATGCTTGAAACTGAACTGTCAAAATACAAACTTAGATCCTTTGGTTTAAAAATAGCTTTTCTTGAAAAGTTAGGGGGTTCGGATAATGCATCGGAAAACGTGGAAAAAATGGACTCAGCAGGAGATTGAACGGTTAGAAAAAATGTGGCCAACAACTACGACGGCAGAATTGGCTCAAAAATTTAAACGGTCAGAAAAGGCAATAACTAAAATGGCCTATTTACTCCAACTTGGTCCAAAAACAGCAGCAACAGATTATATGTCATTACGTGCATTGTTGAACACTATTTTAGGTTACAGGAGCTATGGCAAGATGCAGACTTGTATTTCTGCCGGCATACCTGCAGTATTGATGTCGATGCATAATAATCGTCCGGTAATGATGATCCGGATTGATGATTTTTGGAAATGGGCGGAAAAGCACCAGGACTTATTAGATTTCTCAAATTTTGAGCTTAATATGCTGGGGGCTGAACCGAGTTGGGTTCCAGTTAAGAGGCGCCGAGATTTTAGAGCGAAGTTAGAAAAGGTGGCTTGTTGATATGGCATTCCCTTGTAAAAACTGTATTGAACGTCATACAGATTGTTGGTCAGGTTGTCCTAAGTATCAAGCTGAGAAAGAAAAATCACAGGCAGTTTTAGATGCCAGGAAAAAATATTACGGTGAAGTCAACGATTTTATTGTTGATATAGCCAGAGCAAAAAAACGTATGAGAAAGAGGAAATAATTATGGAAATTAAAGCAACAACACCATGTTATAAATTTAGAGATGTTAAACCAGAAGAACAGATTGCCAAGCTTAAAGAGGAATTAGCAGAGGTAGAAGAAGCGTATCAGCGTTTAAAACAAAATCCGAATGAATATCAAAAATTAGTTGATTTGCATATGGAAATTATAGACTTAAAGGCTTGTTGTAACACGTTTGTTTTTCAACTGCGTTATCGTTACAGAGGTGTGTCTATGAGCCATGAGTTTGATGCTCCACAAGAGGCTATACGCCGTGTTATAGCTAAAAATATGACCAGAGGATATTATTTGTTCCCGGAAGATTTTGAGAATCTGGACACTAATAAATCATAATCGTTTTGAGGTGATATAGATGGAGCGAGAACTATGGGACGAAATAGTCGTTGATAATTTTGCTGGCGGTGGTGGGGCGAGCACAGGAATAAAAATGGCGATCGGGCGTGATGTCGATATAGCTATCAACCATGATCCGGCTGCTATTGCCATGCACAAAGCTAACCATCCTTACACTGAGCATTATAACGAATCTGTTTGGGATATTGATCCGGTTACCGCTACTGGCGGCAGGCCTGTAGGGTTATGCTGGTTTAGTCCTGACTGTAAGCATTTTAGTAAGGCAAAAGGTGGAAAGCCAGTTGATAAAAATATCCGAGGGCTGGCGTGGGTTGCCCTGAAATGGGCGGCAACAGTGCGGCCACGTGTGATAATGCTGGAAAATGTTGAGGAATTTAAAACGTGGGGCCCGCTCTTGGGTGATCGCCCTGACCCTAATCAGAAAGGGCGCACATTTAACTGTTTCGTTAATGCCCTGCGGCGGCATGGCTATCAGGTAGATTGGCGGGAACTGCGGGCTTGTGATTATGGGGCGCCAACGATTCGCAAACGGTTTTTTCTGATAGCCCGGTGTGATGGGAGGCCTATAGTTTGGCCGAAACCTACACACGGAGATCCGTCAAGCTTAAAAGTTCAGTCAGGAGAGCTGAAACCGTGGCATACTGCTGCAGAGTGCATTGACTGGTCAATTCCCTGCCCGTCAATATTCGAGCGGAAGAAACCGCTTGCAGAGAATACGTTGCGGCGCATAGCAAAGGGATTACAAAAATTCGTTATCGATAATCCACAGCCGTTTATTGTGCAGGTAAACCACGGTGGCGAGAATTTCAGGGGCGCAGATTTTGATAAGCCTTTTCCAACGATTACAGCTAAACACGGTTTTGGATTGGTAACGCCATATGTAACGCAGATTTGCCAAAATGGTTTTGCTGGCGATAAACGTAGCAGTGATATTGACAGGCCGCTTAGTACCGTTTGTACGAAAAATGAGCATATGCTAATAGCACCGAATTTAATTCAGTATCACGGCGAGCAAAGCGAAAAAGAAGTGCGTGGACAGGCTTTACAGCGCCCATTGATGGTGGTTGATGCCAGCAACAGGTATGGGCTTGTGGCAGCAAGTTTAGTAAAACACTACGGCGGTAATTATCAAGGTTCGGGAGCTGGATTAGATAAGCCGCTGCCAACGATTACAACGGTAGATCATAATGCCATTGTAACCAGTAACCTGATACAGCTTAACAATAACAGTATCGGCCAATCTGTGACGTCGCCACTTAATACTATAACAGCAGGTGGCGGACACTTCGGAGAGGTCAGAGCATTTTTGCTCAAGTACTATGGGCAAGGTGGCGGTCAGACATTAGATGAACCACTGCATACGATCACAACAAAGGACCGTTTCGGGTTGATTACCGTTGCTGGCCAGGAGTATCAAATAATCGATATTGGCATGCGTATGCTGACACCGAGAGAGCTTTTTCGGGCGCAGGGGTTTCCTGACACATACATTATCGAATGTGATTATCTCGGCAGGCCATATCCTAAAACGGCGCAGGTTGCCAGATGCGGTAACGCAGTACCGCCGCAGTTGCCGGCAGCTTTAGTAATTGCCAATCTTCCAGAGCTTTGCGGAATGGCTTTGCGGAAAGCGATGTGATTTGATGAAAATAGGACTTGTTGATGGAGATAGAAGATGAAAGACTGGAACGGTAATAAGCAATCAATATTTACGACATTAGGGGCGTCCAATCATGTAGAGCATGAACGGGCTGAATATGACTACTATGCTACAGAACCGAAAGCAATGGAGCTATTGCTACAGGAAGAACAATTTTCCCCTGTAATATGGGAACCTGCTTGCGGTGAAGGGCATTTATCTAAAGTGTTAGAGAAACATGGATATGAGGTAATAAATACTGACTTGGTTTATCGCCGGTTTGGTGCAGAACAGTCGGTTGATTTTTTAAAACTCAATAGGTCTACAGATTATTTTGAAGGGGATATAATCACAAATCCACCTTACAAATACGCAAAGGAATTTATTGAAAAAGCACTTGAACTAATAGACGATGGGCATAAGGTAGCGATGTTTTTAAAGTTGACTTTTTTAGAGGGCAAAGCTAGAAAGAAATTATTTACGAGTGCCCCCCCCCGAAAAGAATATATGTATCCAGTAGTAGGCTGAAATGTGCTAAAAACGGAAAGTTTGAAGAAACGGGTAGCAGTGCAGCGGCTTATGCTTGGTTTGTTTGGGAGAAAGGTTATAAAGGAGATCCGACAATAAAGTGGATTAATTAAGTTAAAATGGCCTTTTAAATACAAGGAGTTGGAAACTATGAAACCAATAAATATAAAAATTATGATGGCGTTAATCGAAAAAGAACCAGGCGATCAGTATGTACCAGTATTGAAACCAGTACTTATGCAGATACTGACTGAAATCAAACAACTGCGTAGGAAGAATAGTCAGCTCGGCGGGAAAGTAGCTCGGTATCGGAGAGAGAAGAAAGCTCTAGAAATTATGTTATCGGCGGTAGTAATAAATGACGACGTGGAATGAACTACCAGCACATCTTGTAAGTAAAATACGTTCGGACAGCGTAACGGCGCCGGCGAATTTACCCGGGGCAGAACCTAAATTAAAATATGGTAACTCAATTACCGAAGTAGACGGCATACGGTTTGACAGCGAAAAAGAAGCTGACTATTACTGGCAGTTACACTGGCTTATGCGTGAAGGTATAGTAAAAGAGGTTGAACTACAGCCAAAATTTGTTTTACAGCCTGGTTATAAGAGGGAAGGTAAAAAGATAAGGCCGATTATTTACAAGGCTGATTTCAAAGTTACGGAAGCCAGCGGCCACGTTTATTATGTTGACACCAAGGGCATGAGGACGCAGGTGTATATGATCAAAAAGAAGATGCTGCTATATAAGTACCCGGATATTGATTTTAGAGAAGTTTAAGGAAGTGGAGCAGATGAAAAAGCCTGAAATCAAGTACGTAGGCTGGTGCCATGAGTGCAAATACTTGGGTAGTTTTCACTGTGGTATTTGTCAAAGGGAAAATTTAAGCGTAAAAAATTTTGCTCGTCTATGCCTTGGCTTAGATATCATATCTCCTTTTGGTAGACCTTCTGAATTTATGCCTAAGGACCAAAACCGTTGGGTAAGAATGTAGGAGTAAAAAATGAAATACTTAGACTATTGTTATTTATGCATTAATAATAGAAAGGCCAGTGAGTTGAGCGAAAACCCAGAATGTAGTAACTGTATTCAGCTTACTGTTATATCTATGCCAACTAAGTTTAAATCGCGTAGGATTACTTGGGCTGACAGAACGGAGCAAAAAAAATATGATAGCAATTAAAGAAATGGATATGCCTGAGAATTGCTTAAAGTGTCCTTTTATAGATGAAAGTGGGCAGTATTGTCAAGTTGATGGCAAAGCATTAGTGCCTAATATTCTTTGTATAGATATCGAGGGCGTACGAGAGAATTTTAAGGTTTTAGAAAGCGGTAGACATACATATTGCCCATTAATTGAGATCAAGGAGTGTAAAGAACAATGAATAGCATGGATGTTATTTATTTACTAATGAATTGTGTTGTTACAGCATCTATTATTGTGGCTATAGCGTCAGCTCTTTGGTCTATGTTGGTACTTCTGACTGACAGCAGTGACAGACATAGCCGCTTATATGTCATTACTCACACTATAGGGGCTATAACACTTATGTTATTTGGAATAAAATTTCTCGTAGGATGGTTGAAATGACCAATAATAAAATATGTGTTTACAGACAAGGGGGCATGAAAAATGTATGAAATAGGATCGAATTTATCAACGGTATCAATAGCTATATTGACCGTAGTTTTTATAGCTGTTTCTGGATATTTTGACACAAGAAGGTGAAGAAAAATGCGTGAAATATTATTTAGAGGTAAAGGAATAAATGATAAAGAATGGCGCTACGGCTTTTATACAGAACAGCAGGGATACCCTTACATAACACCAGATGGAGTGGCGATGTATGAAATTGACGCTAATACCGCAGGGCAGTATACAGGCTTTGTCGATAAAAATGGCAAGAAAATATTTGAGGGCGATATCGTCTGTATGGACGACTGGATACCCCCATGTATGCAGGTAGCTTATGCACAGGGAGCTTTTTACTTAGCGGAAATTGAAAAACCAGTTAAATATTATGGTGACATTTATTATTTAAACCATGGTGGGAACCCTTGTGCAAAAGTTATCGGCAATATATATGATGATTTGAGCTACTAAAGGAGCGGTGAATAAAAATGGAAGAAGAACAATGCCCTTGTGATGATTGTGACACTACCTGTGATTACTGGGACAGTAAATTCTGCTGTACATATTGTCGTTGGCAGTATGGAGACATTGAACCTGACTGTGAGAATTGTGACCCGATGGATATTTGAGAGGACGGTGAATAGTAATGGATTATAGCAAAATAAAAGTTGGGGACAAGGTATATGTAAGTACAGAGAAAACGCCATATAAAGTTATGGCACGTAATGAACGGTTTATTATTTGCAATAGGCCTATTTATGGAAAATTAGACAATGATGGGAAACGCAGTTATTGGTACTTTATTTGTGACCTTGAAAGAGGTGTGCGTGGAAAAGACGATTTAATTTTTACTATTTATGATTATCGTACTAAAGAAGGCTGCGAAGAAGCACTGCTGGCGTTGCAGCAGGGGAAAGTGAAAGTTACTTATAGAAATTGTGTACCTCTGGATTTGAAACTAGGACGGTGAATAGATTATGAGATTAATAGATGCAGACGCCCTGCGTCGGCGAAAAGAGTTGCGCTTCAGCTTAATGGCAGCAATCACTACTATTCAATTTTTAATAGACGAAGCCCCTACAGTAGAAGAACGCAAGCAAGGGCATTGGCTTACTAAAAAAGCATGGCATGTGGAGTGTTCCGAATGCCATCATGTTTTAGAGTTTATTTGCGACGTCAAAAAATACTGCCCGAACTGTGGCGCAAAAATGGACGGTGAACCCGAATGAACATACTAAAGTTAGAAAGATCAATAGCTTTATTAAAACCAATCATTTGGGAAATGCCTATGAATAAGAAAAGAGAGGCTTATATAACTTTATTGACGGCTGCTCAAAAGCAGATACCGCAAGAAGTAAATTTGGTAGTCGAAGAGCATTTTATACCAAACTGTCCTTTTCCACAACAAATACCTAAAGGCTGGGCATGTCCTGTATGCGGACGTGAGGTAGATGATGATGCTCACTACTGCAAATACTGCGGTCAAGCTATATGTGATGATTAAGGAGTGAAGACATGAATTATCCTGATCTAATAAAATGGATATTTGAATTTGTATATGAACATTGGATATTAACGTTTTTGTTTATATTAGTTTTAAGAAGGTTTAGTATTTTTACAATAAATCTATCAGATAAGAAGAGCGATACAAATGTTATTAACAATAGAGAGCAAGTTTAATATAGGGGATAATGTGCATGTGCCTAAGGGAGAATGTAAAGTACTTGGTGTCAAACTAGATTCTAAAGGTATCTTATATTTGCTTGAAAGTGCAGACGGTACGAGAGAATGGGTGCAAGAATATTGGGTTGTTGAGGGCGAACAAGAACATAAACACGAAGAGTTTAAGGAGGCTATTTTGAACCAACTCGTAGAAGACAGCATAAATCCTTTTGGAGCATTATTTAGGCGATTAAAAAAGAAAAGCTAGAAGGAGACTGATATGCTAATAGAACAGTATATTAAGCATGTAGAGCGGTACTTTTGGGATCGTAAGCAAATACAAAAAGTTGTTGATGAAGAAAAAGAGCAACGTACTGCAAGGAAAGGGCATACGGGCGGTGGGGGTCATGCTTTTATTAGTAATCCAACAGAAACAGCAGCATTAAAAAACATTGAGCCAGTACGTATGATATCGTTTGGATATGGACCATATCAGTCGATAATAATGAACCCGGAGCTATGGCTTGAAGTTGTCGCAGAAACCTATAAGATACATGAGAATCAGCTTACTGGTAAAGTTATGTATCAAAAATATGAAAAAAGGAAGCCGATGAAAATAATTGCAGAATTAACCGGCGTAAATAGAGATACCTGTTATGAATTTCGTAAGGAGTTTCTCCGAGATGCTGTTGGTTTGGCATTGAAAAAAGGTTTGATAAAATAAAAAAGTTTCCGACATATTACCTGTTTTGATGAGTTAAAATAGTATTGTAAGTAAGTGGGCTTACAACAAAGCCCGTGTAGCTCAGACCACGGGTACGGCATAGATGGGGAACACCTATCCACGCTTAAAGGTGCGTGTGTTGTTTGGGTAATCCGGCAACTGCTCGACCCTGCCGTTGGGGTGATACAGCGGCATATTTAATCTACATAAATAATTTAGCCTTAAAAAGCCGATAAAACACGGTAATATATATCAGAATTTAGCATATAGAATAAGAGGTGTGATGATGAACGATATCTGTATGGCAACTCCAACTTGTGATAAAGAAAAAGGCTCGTTAGAAAAACAAATAGAAACCATTGAACGTCTTACTAGGACATTAAATTTAAGTATTGAGAATACGCAGATGTTTATATTTAGTGATCCTAATAGTGGTAGTGTTGTCTGTAAGGAAGAACATCTTGCTTCAAACAGCCTAGAGGGAAGGTTAGACGATCTTGCTTCTGAATTAGAAAAAATCGTATCAAAGAGCAATCTAATTAATGACATTTTAAGAGACAAGTTAGGAACAATGACTCTCTAATAACTTAATACACAGCACTTAACTTCGGTTAGGTGCTTTTTTATTTGCAAAGGTGGTGATAACAGATGGCTGCATTAAAAGATCCAAGACAGGAGAAATTTTGTCAGCTTATGGCTGCAGGTGGTAAAACACAGGAGCAGGCAGCCATAGAAGCAGGATATTCAGAGAGAAGCGCCAGGCAACAGGCAGCAAGACTGTTGACAAATGATAACATTTGCGACAGGATGAACGAACTTCGTGGAATCCAAGAAGAAGAGGTTGCAGATGAACTTCGCAGACTAAAAGACTTCTGGTTAGATGTTATGGAAGACGAAGAAGAGCGTATGAATGATAGGCTTAAAGCATCTGAGCTATATGGTAAATCGATAGCAGCATTTGTAGAGAAGCGCGAGGTTAGCGGTAAAGATGGTGAACCAATTACTTTTCGTTGGGCTGGTGATGATGGTTGAAAGTAATAACTATACCATACAAGCCAAGGCCTCTTTGGAAAGACATAATTCATCCTGCACTTGATAAATATCGCTTCGCCGTTATAGTAGCTCACAGACGTTATGGTAAGACTGTAGGAATGATAAATGAGCTGACTAAGAGTGCTATCAAAAATACGCTTATAAGCCCTCAGTTCGCATATGTAGCGCCGTTTAGGAATCAGGCTAAGATGATTGCATGGAACTATTTGAAGTATTACACAAGCGCGATTCCTGGCAGAAAGGTAAATGAAAGCGATCTGTTTATAGAACTGCCATCAAAGCATAAAAATGCTGTTGGGGCAAGGATATATATTATAGGTGCGGATAAGCCTGATGCGTTGCGCGGTACTTACTGGGACGGTGTTGTGCTTGACGAATATGCTCAAATAAAGCCTGAACTATGGGGCGAAGTAATACGGCCGGCGTTAGCTGACCGCAAGGGCTTCGCTTATTTTATCGGAACACCTAAAGGGCAGAATCAGTTCTATGAGATATACCAAAGAGCGCAACGCAGCGAAGACTGGTTTACCTGCCTTTATAGAGCTGATGAAAGCGGTGTGTTGGATGAAGCAGAGCTTAAGTCGATGATGGAAGATATGACGGATATAGAAATACGTCAGGAACTTTATTGTGATTTTACTGCATCGGCTAGTAATGTCGTCATCCCTATTGATTTAGTTACAGAGGCAGCACACAGATTGCTTCAAGAAAAAGACGTGCAGGGAGCTCCAGTTATTCTTGGCGTTGATATAGCCAGATATGGTGATGACAGATCTACTATTTTTAAGAGACAGGGACTATGGGTAGATGAACCTTTAGTTTACAAAGGTCTGGACACTATGGATATGGCGGCAAGAGTTATTGATGCGATAATAAGATATAAGGCCGATATGACTTTTATTGACGCCGGAGTCATGGGTGCTGGAGTTATAGATCGCATTAGGCAGTTGGGGTACAACAATATCAGTGAAGTCTACTTTCAGGGCAATGCACTGCATGAACAGCGTTTTGAAAATATACGTGCTGAGATGTATTTTAAGATGCTTGAATGGCTCAAGTCTGGCGGCGCTATACCTGATATGCCGGAATTAAAAAGCGAACTTAGTATCGTAGAGTACAAGTTTAGTAAACGTGGCAAAATCATCTTACAGCCTAAAGAAGAAATTAAGGAAAAGATTGGTAAAAGCCCCGATCTTGCAGATGGTCTTGCTCTGACTTTTGCAAGGCCTGTTTATCCAAGGTTAAAACCGGGTGATCCTGGGTATGGCCGGAAGATGATGTGTAATACAGAATATTCGATATTTTAAGGAGTGATAGCAATGGGAATTTTCAAGAAAGTATTTGGTGGTGGGAGTATTAGAATGCCTGAGGTTGTTGAAACGCCTCCGGCTCCTACGACAGTGACCAGTACGGAGACTGGAACAGAAACAGATCCGGCAAAGAAAAATAAAAGGCGTGGTTTTGCTTCTACGCAAGTGTCGTCTGATCGCAATACTATTGCAGGCATCGCTACTGGCAGAAAGACTTTAGGTTAGGGGTATTGAAATGGCTAAAGCTAAATTAAAGCAAAAAGAAATTGAAACTATAGCAGCACGAGCGCCGGCAGAAACACACCCAGCAGATGGGCCGTCTTTAAAAAGCCACTGGCCAGAGAAAAGAAAACTGATTAGAAAGATGAGAGATCTTTATGAAAAAAGACTTGATTATGAAATTCGTTGGAAAGCGATTAGAGATTATCAGTTGCCGTTTATAGGCGAATTCGATAATACGGCAGATAAAACTAATCCTGCCCGCAGACGTGATCTGGAAATTGCTCAGGGCGTTGCATGGTTGGCCGCACAAGTATTTGCTGCAGGAGTAATGAGCGGTTTAACCCCTCCTAGTCGTCAGTGGTTCAAATTAGGGTTTAGCAATAGTGCGATGAGTGGTGATATTGAAGCCACGAGAGTGTTGGATATCAGGCAAGAAATAGTATCTGCGGTGCTTTCAAAGAGTAATTTTTACAATAGCATACATTCGGTGTATCTTGAGTTGCCATTTGGACAATGCCCAATGGCAATTTTTTATGACCCGAGTACGGGTATTAGATGTGTACCTATGACTATTGGGACTTATGCTCTTGGTGTAGACGGCTTTGGCAAGGTGCAGACATTCGCTCGAAAATATGAAATGTCATTAGCACAGATAGTTGATTGTTTTGGACAGGAAAGCCTGCCTCAACATTTGCAGCAGCAAGCGACTAATGGTACTGGACTTGATAAAAAGCATACTGTCAATTGGCTTGTTGAACCAAATGACAAACGCCTGCCAGGATATATGGATAGGTTGAATATGCCTTATAGGTCTGTGTATTGGCTTGATAAATCGCAGGATAATGAATTCTTATACGTTGGGGGGTTTGAAGAATGGGCCATACCAGTTGCAAGGTATCTTGTAAACGGGCTTGAACCGTACGCTAAAGGGCCAGGTTGGTTCGCTGAAGGCGATAGTAAAGCACTTCAGACTATGAAAAAAGATTTGCTTACAGCTATTGAGATTGGGGTTAAACCTCCAATGAAAGGACCGGCTTCGCTGCTGAACAACGGTGGTATTAATCTTATTCCTGGCGGGATGACAGCTGTGGATGACCAGTCGCAGCAGTTCGTTCAACCGCTGTTCCAGGTCAATTTAGATATTGACCATGCTTCTCAGGAGATCATTCGCACGGAGGACGCAATCAAAAGGCACTATAGTGCAGATTTATTTTTGATGCTTGATAGTGTTGATAACGGGCAAATGACGGCACGCGAGGTCATGGAACGCACACAGGAAAAGTTGCAGCAGCTAGGGCCTGTAGTCGAACGGTTACAGGATGAGTTCCTAACGCCGATTATTGTTAGGATATACAACATCCTCGAAAGGTCTGGAGCATTCCCGCCGATACCACCTGAGATCCAGGAACGTATAAGCGATGAGGATATTAAAATTGAGTATATTTCCCCGTTGGCGCAAGCGCAGAAAATGAGTGGACTTGTTAATATCGAACAGGCTCTTGCTACTACGCTGCAGATGGCGCAGGCTTGGCCGGAAGTGCTCAAGAAGGTTGATCCTATAGGAACACTGTCCAAATACTTTGAAATGCTTGGTGCTCCCGCTGCTATGCAACGTAGCGACGATGATGTTAAGAAGCTTATTGAGCAAGAACAGCAGGCATTACAAGAGCAGCAACAGACGCAGGAAGCAATGGCTCTTATGCAGGCAGCAGCACCGGCAGCACAGGCGGCAAAGAACATGACTGAGGCTGCAAATGATGGTAACCCAGCTATGGCAGCTTGGTTAGGCATGGGAGGCGGCGCAGGTGAGGTATAAGAGTATTACAGATGCGGATAGCCGGCAAGCTAAATTGCAGGCGTTCTTTCAAAGAGAGCTTCACAAACGCGATCAGGATGCACTATCAACTATCTTAAATAGCGAAAGCGGACGCTGGTTTTTAATGCGATTGCTTGATAAAACAAAAATCAATATAGATAGTTTTACCGGCAATTCACAGACCTTTTATAACGAGGGTATGAGAAAAGTCGGTTTATTAATTCTCGATGATATTAAGAGTCTTGGTATTTCTGGAGTAGAGCTCAAACAAAAGGCTGAGCTTGAATATATAAAAACTCAAATCAAAGCGCAGGAAATTGCTGCCGAACAATTGGAAGGAGACGATGACTAATGGAAGATGTAACTAACACGAGTGCCAACGATAACACGCAGGGCACTGAAGTAGTTGAACAGCAGAAAGAGGTTCAACAGGAGACACAGTCTGCTGATACCCTTCTTGGTGGTAAAGCAGAAACTCAACCACAGGAAGAAGCTGAACCAATTGCTTATGACTTTAAAGAAACTATTTCCGCTATGGATGACTTTGAGTTCAGCCAGGAAGAGAGCGATAAGTTCGTAGAGGTCATTAAGGATATGGGGCTTAACAATGAGCAGGCTAACGCTATTGTTAAGTATGGCGGCGAATGGGGTAAAGGCATCGCAGAAGCTGCTATGAATGCTGTTATAGAGCAGCGAAATACAGAAGTTCAAAATTGGGGTGAGACTGCAAAGAAAGAACTTGGGACAGAGTTTGACAGTATCATTAGTCTTTGCGGTCTTGCGGTGGAACATGTAGAGAAAGCGGTTCCTGGTATCAGGCAGGCGTTAAACGAAACAGGCGCAGGTAACAGAATTGAAGTTATCCGCGCTTTTTCTATGCTCGGAAAGTTTTTGGAGAGTGACCCGGGTAAAGGCGCTGGCGCTCCTGCCGCACAGGGAAGCAGCCTTGAAAAATTCTATGACAAAACAGATTTTAGTAAATTAAAATAAGAGAGGATGAATGAATAATGGCAGTTTTAAATCAATTGGCATATACCTTAGCTGATTGGAGGGGAAGACTTGACCCTTCCGGAAATGTAGATGATATTATTGAGGTATTGTCTCAATCTAATCCAATTTTAGAAGAAATGACTTTTATGGAGGGCAATCTTCCTACTGGGATCGTGACTACTCAACGTACAAAAGTTCCTGAACCTTCTATCCGTCGTATCAATACTGGTGTTCCTTATAAAAAGAGCGGAGTAAAACAGATTAATGATACGACTACTTTATACGAAAATCGTAATAAGATGGATGTAGAGCTTTTGCGTTTGCAGAATGATCCTGCAGCTTTCCGTTATAGCGAGGATCTAGCATTTGTAGCCGGCTTTGGTGATCGTATTGCTAAAGATGTTATTTATGGCGGACTTAGCGAGGTTCCGGATGAATTTAACGGGTTCGATATCAGACATCGTTATTTTGGCAATGGTGATGATCCGACGGCTGAAGGCTATACTACTCTTAATGCTGGCGGCGGTACCAAAAATACATCTATTTATTTTGTAAATTGGGGAGAACGTACATGCTCAGGCGTGTTCCCTAAAAATGGTAGTGCTGGTTTGAAGAAAGAAGATCTTGGACAACAAACTACAATAGCGGATGACGGAACTGAATTTGAAGCTATGATTACGAAATGGACTTGGAATGTAGGCCTGACTATTCGTGATTATAGAGCTGTAGGAGCTATTCGCAATATTGATGCAGCACAGTTTGCATCTGCAACTTCTGCTCAAAAGCAGAAGATTATTGAGAATGTTATTCGCGTTCATGACCGGTTGAGAAATCCTGACAGTGTTATGATGTACTGTTCTCGCAGCATGTATACTCTGTTCAAACTGTGCTTGATCGATAAAAATAACGTTCATGTTGAAATGGAAACGCTGGCCAATGGCATTAAAGTATTAAATGTAGATGGTATGCGTGTACGTAAACTTGACTGCATTCGTGAAGACGAAGCTAAAATTGAAGCGTGAGGAGTGAAAAATAATGAGATTAGATAAGGAAAATATTTTCTTTGAGAAACCTGCTGCAGAATTAGTTGACGGTGTTCTTGGCGATATTATCGCTATGGGCGGCGGAGACAGCATAAATCCAATGTGGCTTTATGTAGGACCGAAGCTTGAAAGCGGCAGTGTTGTTTTAACCTTGGAAACTGCTGATGATGAAGCGTTCAGCGAGGCTGTAGCGCTGGGAAGCTTTACTCTGGACGACAATGCTCCTGTACGAGCTAAGGTGCCTTTGGGAGTAAAAGAATACCTGCGCATCAAAGCTAGTGATTCCAGCACTCCAACTAATGCAACTGCCGATAAAATTGTTGCGGCGCTCGCTGTAGATGTGGATTTTAAATGATTTTAGATAGTAATGGTAATACTGTAATGCCGGGTAGAAAGCTTGAAGATATGTCGGCCAATGAATTAAGAGCTAAGCTCTATAATGCCGATGTTAAATATCCGGCAAATGCCAGTAGACAAGATTTGATTAGGCTTATTAGAGAAAATATTAAATAACACCTATGTAGTCATGTGACGGCTATGTACAAGCACTTAGGGACGTCTTTAAGGCGTCCCTATTTTAATAAAGAGGAAAATAACATGGAGGTGTTTCCGTGATGAATAATACAGATATTTGCAATATGGCCTTGGCTTATTTAGCTAAAGGCCGCATTTCTTCTATTGATGAGAATAACGAACTTGCAAGGCAGTGCAAGCTGTTTTATGACCATAGCCGAAAAGGTCTATTGCGTGAATATAGCTGGGGCTTTGCCAAGAGGATTATTAGGCTTGCAGAACTGGATGCTTCAAATCCTGATTGGAAGTATGTATATGCATATCCAGAAAAATGTGTGTGTGCAAGACGTATTTTTAATGAGAAAGAGACTGTAAACAGCTTGGATAAAGATAAGTATGATTTGTTTTTGATTAGTGATAATACGCAGGCTATAGGATGTGATGTGTACCAAGCATATTTGGAGTACACATATGACGCAGAGGATGCAGAGCTTTTCAGTTCTGATTTTGTTGAGGCGTTGGCGAGGATGTTAGCTTTTAATATTTGCTTACAGTTAAATGGCAATGGGACTATCCAGCAGACACAATATCAACTGGCACAGGCAGCTCTTAGCAGGGCAAAATATACTACGGCCGCTGAACGTCAGGATAAGTTGGACTACCCTGATAAATACTTTACTGCGAGGATGTGAACTTATGGCTAGAGGAAGTGGACCAAATCCTTTTTATGTACTGCAGCCGGCATTTACTGCAGGAGAGATATCTAATGCGGTAGCTAACCGCGTTGATCTGGATAAATATCAGTATGCGCTTTTGACTGCTGAGAATTGTTATATTCGCCCTTATGGGCCCGTGTATCGTCGCAGCGGAACTGTTTACTGTATTGCTACAAAATATGCTGATAAGAGATGTATTCTGGCGGGGTTTAATTTTACTGACGATATTAATTATTTGCTTGAAATAGGGGATCAGTACATCAGAATACATAGAAACGGGGAATATCTTGGTATAGAGATAGTAACTCCTTTTACAGAATCTGATTTGGAAAAATTAAGATTTGCTCAGTCTGCGGATGTTATATACATTACGAGCGGTAGTTATCCGGTGAAACAATTAGCAAGATACAGCGAAACGGACTGGAAGTTTGGCGATTTTGAAATTACTCATGCTTATTTTGAAGATGAGGTTATGATGGATTTAGTTGAGAGCGCTGTTTATACGTCTCCTGGTGATTATACGTATACAGTGCCAAAAGATGGCCGCTACACAATAGAAGTTGCAGGTGCTGGTGGCGGTGGCAGCGGTGTGGCAAGGAAAGCAAGTGATAAACAAAGCTCTGGCGGGACTGGCGGCCGTGGTGGATTTTACAGTTTTGATATGGATTTGACCGAAGGTGATAGTTTTCCTGTAACCGTAGGAGCCGGAGGAAAAGGCGGAGCCGTACATTATGGAGCCGGTTATGGTAATGCTGGCGGCAACGGTGGAAGCAGTAGTGCTTTTGGCTGGGTAGCGCAAGGCGGTGGAGGAGCTACTGCGGCTTATTCAGAAGAGCATGGAGCAAAAAACGGAAGTGATGGAATCAATTATGGCAATGGTGGCATTGGCGGTAAGAAAGGCGTTGCTTATGATGATAACAATCTTTCAGGGACAGATGGGGCAAATGGCTGGGTTACTATAGCGTTTCAGGATAATCCGAAGGTTACACCGTCCAGTACAACAGGCACTGTGACCATTACAAGCAATAGGCCTATTTTTAACGAGGGATTGATTGATGGTAATATTAGGCTGACACATGAGGTAGAATCGTCCTCGGTAGAATTAAATTTGAAAGACAATGCTACAGGAACGACTGGAGCGGTTGTCGTTGGAGAAAGCTGGAAGGTTATTTCCGGTGGAACGTGGACTGGAAGTTTTCAAGTGCAAAAAAGTGAGGATGGTACAACGTGGAAAGAATATCGTAAATATTCTGCTACAAATAATTTTAATGCTACTGAAAGCGGTACAGTAACAGATACAACTTATTTGAGAATAGAAGCTTCTATAACAAGCGGTGATCTGACTGTTACGCTTACTGCACTGCCGTATACTAAAGACGGCACAGCTAAAATAGTTAGTTATATCGACGAATATAATATTAAAGCTATGGTAAACGAACCGTTTGGTTCTACAGAAAGTACTACTACTTATGCTTTTGGGGCTTGGAATAGCAATTTCGGTTATCCAAAAACGGTATGTTTTTTTCAAGACAGACTTTGCTTTGGTGGAAATAATAAAAGACCGTATATGGTTTGGATGTCTAGAAGCGGTGATTATCCTAATTTTGGCGTAGAAAAGGTCAGTGGTACAGTAACAGATGATAGTGCTATTGCCGCTTCGTTTATCAGCAGGAAACAATTTGATATTTTACATTTAATTCCGTCTGTGGATTTGCTTGTTTTAACGCAGGGCAATGAATGGATCGTTTCAGGGAGCGAGGTCGTGACACCGACGAATATCACACCGAAGATGCAAACTACCAGGGGCTGCAGCAATTGTGAGCCGCTTACAATTGGCAATAGAATTGTATTCGTACAGGGACGTGGTTCGACAGTGCGGGATATGGGCTACAGTTTTGAAACCGACAGCTATGGCGGTATGGAATTGACGATACTGGCGGGACAAATTATAAAGGGACTTTCGATTACTGATTCTGCTTATAAGCAGGAGCCGGACAGCATAATTTACTTTGTGCGCAGTGATGGTACGATAGCGTGTCTGTCTTACATAAGAGAACAGGAAGTATATGCATGGTCAAGAATTATTACTGACGGTGAATTTGAAGCTGTAGTGAATATTCCTGAAGGTGATGAGGATAGTGTATATGTTGTTGTTAAACGTGTGGTAAATGGAGAAACTGTCCGTTATATTGAGCGGTTTGACAATAACTATGACGGTGATGCTCCGAATGATTATGTAATGCTAGATTGTGCTAAAAAGTATGATATGGATGAGGCGACTAATATTGTAACAGGGCTTGGTCACCTTGCTGGCAATAATATTACTGTTTTAGGTGATGGGCGTGTATTGAGAAATTATAAAGTGCTTGATGACGGTACTGTTGAATTACCTATACAAATTAAACGTGCGGTTGCAGGTCTACCGTATATTATGAATATTGAGCTTCCTAATGTTGAAATTCAATTACAGGACGGAACTATGCAGGGCAGGTTTAAGCAGGTGTCAGAGGCGATTTTACGCATTGAAAATACTCTCGGCGGTGAAGTTGGTACTGAATTTGGAAATCAGGATGCTATTGCTTATGATGAATTTAGCGTTACTGAGAATATGAAATTGTATAGTGGAGATAAAACGGCAACTCCACCGGCAGGTGGGTTTGATCGTGATGGAAGACTTTGTATTACAAGTACTGAACCTTATCCGTTTAATTTGCTCAGCGTAACGAGGAAGGTGACTTTTGGTGGCTAAAAAGTATAAGGTCGAATTGGCTGACGTTGATAACGCTATTGGAATTGCTGTAGCGCTGCTGAAAGATTTGAGAGATAGTGATAGGCAGGAGCTGGAAGCATATGAGGAAGACGAAATAATGCTTGTTGCCGGTAGTATTGAAAATGCAGATCATTGTTACATTTATAAAGATATGGAAGATAACATTCTTTGTATTGTAGGATTAACTGAAATTCCAGGCGTTCAGGGTAAAGAGATTTGGATGTTGGCGACAAAAAGGATAAGCAGTTTCAAAAAAGAGCTGCTTATTTGCGTTGCCAGGCTTTTAATTTCAAAATGGGTAAAAGAATATGGACGGCTTTATAATTATGTTTACAGCGGCAATTCTGCTTCTATACGGTGGCTTGATAGGCTGGGAGCAATGTTCTTAGCTCCTATAAAAATAAAAAAGAACGGAAAAGAGTTTCTTCCGTTCGTGATTGAGGAGGGGGGTATATAAATGTGTTTATCTGTAGGTATGATGATGGGATTGACTGCTTTGCAGGGAGTATCGCAAATAGCTGCGACGAACCAACAGGCTAAAGCGCAGCAGGCTTATTACGATGCGCAGGCACAGGCTGCAGAACAAAACGCTGATATACAGGCAAAGAAGGGGGAGCAGATAGCGGAGCAGTACGCTTATGAGCAGCAAAAGCTCAATGATCGTCGTCGCCTTGTAGCAGGTCAGCAGGCTGCCGCATTTGGCGCAGCAGGCATCAGTGGCGATATGGGGACAGCTCTTGACCTTAGTGATTCCAGCTTTAGGGCTTATAGAAAAGACAGTAACCAGCTTTTGAGTAATCAGCGCAACGACCAATGGAGTAACTATCTTGGCGTAGTGAATTACAAGAACCAGGCTAACGCTGCAAGAGCTTCTGCTTATAACGTGAAACAACAGGCCAAGCAGCAGAATATAGGCACTATCTTGGGTACTGCTGCTGGTATTTTTGGCGCATATAAAAATTACGGCGGCAGCGGGAAAACAGGTGGTTCATCCAACGGAGGTTTTGTTTATCAGTCGCCTTATCAAAATAATTACACAAGTCCATATTCAGGCATAGCGCCACTTGGTAAATCAAAATATCCTTACTTCTAAACTTGCATTGGTACGAAATGTATTATATAATAAACGAAAAGAGATAGTCAGTGGTCGCACGCTGGCTCTCCCTCATAATCGTAAAACGTGAAAGGAAGCCGCGCGCCACTGGTGTTAGCGGCTTATTTCATGGCTATTTACAGCCTAAAATGACAATAGCTATTAATGTACTAAAAGCAATCATCAAAGACAACGCTTCATAAGTTGACAATAGCTATCACCCCCCGTAAGGGAAGCCAACACACTGACTATCTCGGACAACATTATAACATACCTTTAAGCGCTTAACAATTTGTTAAAGCGCTTTTTCTATACCTAAAAAGGAGGTCTAAACCTATGAAATTCAGTCAATATGATCCACAGGTCAATCCTAATACAATACAGGGACAAGTACAGCGCCCGGGCGATTTAAACAGTTACGGCGGCAATGGCGCTGGATATGAGGCCATTGGTAGAGGATTGGGTGCGGTGAATGAAGTAGTCCTTCAGCAAATGCAGGCTGATGATATAGCTGCTGTTTTAGATGCGTCTAATGCCATGAATATGGAATTGATAAATTTCTTCAATGGAGAGAATGGTATTCTTGGTCGCCAAGGCATAAACGCAGAAGGAAGCCTTAAAGAATCAGAAGATTTTATAAACAAAACTTTTGATAAGTATGCTTCTAAATTAGGTAACCAAAGGCGCGCTCAAATGCTTAGACAAAAATTTAATCCTAATGCTTTTAATTATCTTCGTTCGGCAGCGTCTCATGAGCGGAACCAGAGAGAAATAGCAGATGATAATAGGTTTAACACGGCAGCTAATAATAATATTAGCAATATGCTCATTAACTATAATGATTTAGAGGCTATGGATAAAATTATAAAAGATACCAGTACCTTAGTGCAAATGCGCGGTGAACAAAAAGGCTGGGACGATGAAACTATGATGAGGGCAAAAATCAATGCAGTTACAGATGGATTAAAAGTTGCAATAGGTGATGCAATAAGTAAAGAAAACTATAATAGTGCAGATACTTTATTGAGAACCTATAAAAATATAATGGAGCCTAATGTATATTCAGAGTTAACTAATAGTCTTGCTAAGCTCAGAATTGAAAATGCATATTATGAAACTGCCTATAATATAGTAAATAAATGTATTGGAGCAGATGGATATGTAGATGATGAGGCTCTTAATAAAATGATTGAGCGTGATTTTGGGCCTGAAAATGATATTTCAGAGGGAATTGTTCCTTATTCTATACCAATAAGCTCTGGTGATAATCCTGATTTGGAGAACCTTAACCCAAAATTAAAAGGTGCATTGGATTTGATTGGCGGAGTTTTAAATCAAATGGGATTTGGCAATGTTGCAGAGATTACCAGCGGGTACAGGGATGAAGAAAGGAATGCCAAAGCTGGTGGCGTTTCCAATAGTAACCATATTTCCGGAAATGCTGTTGATATTTATTTAGGTAATATCAACGAAGCGCAAAAAGAACGTTTAAAGAAAGTATTTGAACCGTATTTTAGTGAAGTTATTTATCATAATGCCGGCAGCGGAGATCATTTGCATTTAGGAGAATACAAAAACAATCTTAGACCTAATAGTGAGATCTCCACTCCGTTCAATCCACAGATGTATAAGCAAATAAAACAATTGGCAAAGGCTCGGGCGTCAGATATAAATAATGCAAAAAAACAGGAGATTGCAAAATATAAGGAAGATTTGGCTTTGAAAATAAATACGGCTCCAACAGAAGAAGATGCTGTAAGGCTTATCAATGATTCTAATTTAAGTAACAAAGAAAAAATATCGTTGATAAAAGCTCAACGTGAAGCCAGAGATCCGTCAAGTTATATGTCTACTGCTGATAAAGCAATGTGGGAGTATGTAAATAAAGGTTATTATAATAATGATTTAAAATTGATGGAAGAATATAATAGGCGTTCTATGGATAGTGCTGATGAAATAACTCCTGCTCAGCAAAGAATGTATAATAAAGCTGCTAAGAATTTGAATGATTATTATGCTTGGGCTAATCATAACTATCAGACCAGAGATTATAAACAGGACTATAGCAATAACCAAGAGTACGAACAAATGCTTTCAGATATTGAATATATGGCAGAACGAGGTGCTTCTAAAAACGAAATAACGGAATATGTGCAGGACATAGCTAAAGAAAATGGCTTTGATGAACAATATATTCTTGACACTATTATGTGGGATAAATTAGGTAAAATTGAAGGCGGTGTGAAATAATGTCGACAGCGAGAGAAAAAATGCTGGCAAAGTTTGCAAATAAACCGGTTCTTGAAAATAAAGGATTCTTTCAAAGAGCTGCGGAACGTGTAACTGAGAATTATTTAAATAGCCAGGGTGAAGTTGAACCGTCATTAGAAGAACAAATGGAAGCTGTAACTGCAGAAGAAAGAGGTAAATTTTTTGCGGACGCAGGAACTCGGATAGGAGAGGCAATAGAAAATTTTGCTGCAGGAGCTGTACAAGGCGCACAAGAGGTCGGTAGGCAAGCTAATCGGCTTGCTGCAGCTAATCCACTTGCTTTGACTGGTACACCTATGCAAGAAGGATATACAAATGCGCCAGTACCTACACAAACAAAAGAACAGGAGAAAGCAGGGGAGCTATATAAGAAGGCTACAGGCAATTTCGCGGAAGAAACTATAGCGCCTGCTGCAATGGCTACAGCACTGTTAGCCCCAAGTAGTTTTGCCGCACCTGTACTTTCTCCTTTTGTTTTGTCCAGTTTACAAACCAATATAAATAAAAACGGTGCTAAAGGCGTACTTGATACTGCAATTGAATTTTTACCCGGTGCAGGTGCTTATCAAGTGGCAACACAGGAAGGAGCAACGAAATATGCAAGAGAACGTCCAGGAGCCTTTGCAGTTGATATAGTAGCCAGTTTAGCACCTGATGTGCTGGGATTCAAAGCTGGGAAACACGCTGTAAAAGATAGCGTTCCTAATTACAGGATAGCAATGTCCTCTTTGTTAGGGGAAACCGAAAGAAGAACGGCATATACTGCATCAAAAATTTTGCATAATATATATGACAATAGTAAAGAAAATCTACCTGAATTTAAAATGCAAGAGGTTACTGTAGAGCCGTTAAAGGATACTCGTAAAGTCCAAGGTATGTTAAGCGAAAATCAAAGTCTGCCAGAGGTAAAATTAGCTATTGATGAGCAAAACTTTGCAAAAAATGTTGATGCTATTGTTCAAAATACATATAAAGGCGACAGTGCTGTCCCTGTTATGTCTACTCCATTAGCTTTAGAACTGGCTGGTGCTGAAATATTACCTATTGAAATCAGTCCTAAAAACTTAAAAAAAATAACCATAGGCAAACATAATGTTGCTAATGGTGAAGGTATGACTCCAGAGATTGTTAAACAAATACCACGAGCCTTAACTGATCCAATTATGATTTTTGATGCTGAGTATAGCGGCAAAAAAGGCGAAAAGAGAATAATTGCAGTATTAGATTTAAAGGATGAAAATGGTACAACGATCGTAACTCCATTTGAATTAAAACAGAGAAATAATAAAAAAGGATACGAAATCAATGAAATGCTTAGTGCTTTTGGTAAGGAGGATAAAGTTACTAAGCAACAGGCTACTAAATGGTATGAAGATAATGTATTAGCTGGCAGATTGCGGTATATAAACAAAGAAAAAACTGCCGAGTGGCTCAAATCCGCAAGGGACGAATACCCAATGTTGGAAAGAGCAGTCGACAGTTCTCTTACTTTAAATATACCTACTGAGAAGGATTTTGTCAACCTGAAAAATAGAAAGACAGAACAATATTCTTTAGGGAATAAGTCAGCTGGAGAAGACGCTACTTTCGGTCGATCTGGAAAAACAAAAACATGGGGAGAAATTAAACCGGTTACTAGAAAAGAGGTTGAAGCTGCTTTTAATGCAATCGTTCCAGTTCGTGTCGGAGGCGTTGATAAAAAATATAAAGGGTTGTTTAAAGTTGGGCCAGAAGTTGTCAGGAGCAGGACTTTTGCTGATTATGCCACATACTCACATGAAATAGGTCATTTTTTAGATAAAAAATTAGGAGTTAAGGGCAGTGATGCGGAACTTATAGCTGGAGCAGAAAAAGTATGGGGTGATAACAGTATATTTAGAGAATATACTAATGCCGAAAAACGTGCAGAGGGTATTGCTGAATTTACACGGCAAATATTTGCTGATCCGGAAATGGCAGAACGGAATTTCCCTAAGTATTATAAAAATTTTATTCAAGCATTAGGTAACCCGAATAATAAAGATTTGGCTAAAAAGTTTGACAGGCTTGCTGATGTAATGCATCGTTATTCTCTGCAAAGCGATCAAGCAAGGGCAAGAGCATCCATATCTTTTGAGGATGATTTAAACTTAAAAAATATGGCTCAAAAAGCAGAAGATGTTTTTGCAGAGGCATATAAATATGCAGTTGATGACAAAGACCCTATAAATAAATTTGTTGAAGCTGTTGTTGAAAAAACTGGGAAAGAGTTATCATATGAAGATAACCCTTATTTGCTCGCAAGAAGTGCTGCAAGCAGCTCAAAAGCAAGGGCTACAATGCTTTTAGATGATAAGGGCAGACCTGCAGATGTTATTGAGGCTTTAAATAAAGTCTACAATAATAAATTAAAGTATGCTGTTACATTGCAGGATATTTTAAAAGATGTGGATAGTGTGCGGTTTCCTAAGGATTACCTGCGCAGTAATGGTTATAAGGATAACAGGCAGGCATTTTCTACATATTTAGCTGCTAAACGGCAACTTGAATTACAAAATATTCATAAAGAATATAATGGACCTATGGAGAAGAATGTTGCAGTAAGTATTGTAGAAAATGCTCCGAAGGAATTTGCCGCTGCATCAGAGAAGGTTTATCAGCATTTTGATAATGTTTTATCTATATTGGAAGATGCTGATATTATAAGTGAAAAACAACATAAAATTTTATCTGATAAATACAAGAATTATGTTCCTATGTATAGAGATAGAACACTTGAGGATGCAAAAAATATTCCAGGTTACAAACCAAAGAATGGACTTGCCAATGTCGCAAATCCAATAAAAGATTTAGTTGAATATGGTGGAGAATGGAATGTCATTGACCCATTAGACAGTTTAATTGCCTATACACAGAAGTCTATAGATGCTGCCGAACGAAATAAAGTAGGACTGGCATTATCAAGACTAAAGGATGTAGAAGGGATTGGACGTTACTTAGAAGAAAGGCCAGATTTAGAAGGTAAAGGATCACCAGAGAATTTTGTGTTTACTGTATGGGAAAACGGCGAAAAGAAATCATATCAAACGGCACCAGAACTATATGATGCAATGGTTAATTTAAGTTTGCCAACATTTAATATTGTTGAAAAAGTATTTATGACACCAGCCGAAGTTATGCGTGCTGGTGCAACTGGAACACCGGCTTTTGGTATTTTTAACCTTGCCAGAGATACTTTGACTTCTGTTTTATATTCTAATAATACAACGATTCCTGTTATTGAACCAATTGGCAATACGATGTATGGACTTTGGGAAGCATTGCGAAGTAATTATCATAAAAAAAGCAGCCTGTATAGAGAGTTTGAAGCGGCTGGTGTACCGATGACGACACGTATTTCTACAGATAGAGCAAGCTTAAAATGGCAGAAGCTGCAAGAAACTCCTGGTATAAAGCAAGGCACAATGGTTTATAAAGCTTTTCAAAAGCTAAACCAATCTCTTGAAGAAGCTGCCAGATTAGGTGAATTTGCTGCAGGACGCAGAAAAGGAAAAAGTATTCAGGAAGTTGGATTGGAAGCGAAAGAAATAACTACAGACTTTAGCAGAGGCGGGAGTTTAGCGAGAAAATATAATAGATATGTTCCGTTCTTTAATGCGGCTATTCAGGGTACTGACAGGCTCATTAGAGAGGTTAAGGCTCACCCTGTGCGTTTAGGTGCCAGAGTAGGGACAGCAATAATATTACCTGCTTTATTTGAATGGTTGGCGTTTCATGATGAGGACTGGTATCAAGATGTTCCGCAGGATATTAGGGACAATTATTTTATTGCCAGAGTTGGTGATGAAATAGTAAAAACTCCATTACCGCAGGAAGTTGCATTTTTATCTGGCGGATTAAAAAGAGGACTTAGTAAACTACTTGATGATAATCCAGATGCAATGAATAAATGGGCTTCTAATACTCTTGATACAATGCTGCCTGATTATGTTCCTGCTTTTATGAAACCGTTTTTAGAATGGCAGTCATCTTATAATTTCTTTACAGAAAAGAATGTTGTACCTGTAAGTTTGCAGAATCTACCAGATAGAGAACAATATGATATTTATACAAGCATGACTGCAATAAAACTTGGTCAGGCACTGAATGTTTCTCCGAAGAAAATTGATAACTTGATTCAGAATGTAGGTGCTACTGGGGCAGTTACTTTAAATGCTATGATCGGCGATTATGCTTTGGGGCGTGAAAATGAGTTGCCTGCTAAATATATGAATGAACAGCCTGTGATTGGTCGTTTTGGGTATACGCCGGGTAAGCGAAGCCAGAATATAGAGGATTTTTACCAGCTTTATAATGATACCAGTAAAGAGTTTAACGCTTATGGTAAGTTAGGTAAAAATGCTAAAAACTGGAATAATTTAAAAAATGCAATGAAAAAAGTGCGTGCGCTTAATAAGAAGCGGAAGACAATACTTAATAATCCTAAGTTGTCTGCACAGGAAAAACGTACACAGATGGATAAGTATCAACAGGATATTATAAGGATTGCTACCATGGCAAATGAGAAGTATAGTTTAAAAGAATAAAAATAACCGCCCCAATTCTGGGGCGGTTTAAAAGTATTTGCTGCTGCAGTTACTAGTTAGTTTATTTTAATGTGGAAATGAAGAAAAGTGAGATGGTCTCATTAATAATAAATATATGAAAATTAATATCAAGGAGATGACTTTAACTAAGCGCATCGTTTCCTCTATTAAAGGGGAATTAATATTGCGAATTAAGTATTTTGAAAAGAGATGAAAGAAAAAAAATGTAGGTATTGATATAACTGCCATCGTTAATGCTAATTGATATATTAGTTCAATAATAAAAAGAGCATTAAACATATATCCAACTATTATTTTTGAAAAGGTACCATCAAAATTTTTATAAGGGAACAAAAATAATAAAAAAATAATCAAACTTGTGGAATAAAAGAACTTTGAATGTACAATTGATTTTATTTTGTTTGGTACTGAATCTGTGGGTAACCAAAATACAACTGCATATGCAATCATAATGAAAACAATTGTAAAGAATAAAACGATTATATTGCTTATAGTTGTGTAAATAAAATTAAAATATGTCATATATTGTCCTTCTTTAATATAATACGTATTCATGCATAGACGTCAATTTTTACAAATGATTTTAATTCGTGCATTTTTGATAAATTAATATATAGTATGAATTTTTAGCGTTTTGTAAAAGCAATCATTCGTAGCTTAATATTTCCACAATTATAACATGTTCATAATAAAAAATAAAACAGCCTACGGGCTGTTTTAAAGTTAAGGTTTATTAAGGTATTCCTCTATGAACTTATTCAAGTCATTATCTTGATTGTCCACTATTATATATAAATCATCAATAATAGAATGTTTTTTTGAATCTGTAATGAATTTAAACCGACCTGAAATATAAGCAAAAAGTCCGATTACTACTTCACTATCTCTGAAAAATTTGAAAAGCAAATAACCATTCTGTGAAATAGGGTCAATTTCAGCAAAATATGATTCATGTTCCAAAAAATCATAATCATTAAATTGAGGGAAAAAGTTCAAAATAAAATCATTCATGATTGGATGTGTTGAATTAAAATGTTTGTTTTTATCTAAGGAAACTGGATCTCCATTGTCATCCAAGACCATTATTTCTTCTTTTAAGTCTTCAGGTATCTTTTTTATGAATGGAACACTTTCAACTTTGGGGAAGATATCCCAGTGAACCAAAGAGTTCTGTGTATCGTATATCAATTTTTCTACTAATTTATAGACTTTAGAGTCAGACTTTGATTGAGTATCTAAAAGCAGATAATCTAAAGTTACATTAAATAATTCTACAAGCTTTTTTAATAATTCTGGATCGCTAGGAATACTTTTTCCAGTTTCGTAGTAACTAACAATTCTCGAGGATACTCCTAACTTTGTAGCCAAATCTTTTTGGGTCATACCCTTGGCTTCACGGAGTTTCTTTAAATTTTCACTGAAAGACATATTAATCACCACCTGACGCAATTATAACAATAATAATTATAATACACAATATTTTTCTCAAAGAACATAAAGACGTATATTGACATAACTAACGAATTACGTTAAAATTAAAGCGATGAAACGAGAAAGGAGGATTGAAAATGAGGCCAACAATTGATTTTAAAGATGATCTTGGAGCAGTACTTAGATACCACTGCACAAAAGTTGGAATTAGTATTGCTGGCTATGTCAAGGGGTTAGTATATGATGATTTGTTAAATAAGTATCCTAACTTGCTTGATGAAACAAAAAAAGAAACTACCATCAAATAGTTCTTGGCGGAACAATGGTAGTTTCACACTGAAAGAATGTTCAAGATAAACATCATTCTTTTAACAGTTTATCATATATTGAACATTCTTTCAAATTAAAATTGAAAGGATGTATTTTTATGAAAAACGAACTGAAGATTTTTGAAAACGAAGCTTTTGGTAAAGTTAGAATAATTGAAAAAAATAATGAGCCGTGGTTTGTAGGCAAAGATGTTGCTGATATTTTGGGGTATAAAAATGGCAGCCGTGATATTAACGTCCATGTTGATGAAGAAGATAGGCTAAAGTACCAAATCCGTACCGCAGGTCAAGCGAGAGAGCAGACACTTATTAACGAAAGCGGATTATACTCATTGATTCTATATAGTAAGCTACCTGCCGCAAAGAAATTCAAACGCTGGGTAACAAGCGAAATACTTCCTGCGATTCGCAAAACTGGATCGTATTCTGCAAATCAGGATATCAAAGCTAGAGAAGTAGAAGCCCGCTTAAATAACAGTAGGGCAAGAGTAGCATCAACTTTTCTTAAAGTAGCTCAGATGACAGATATTAGCGAGTACAAGCATATCTGCCAACAGAAAGCGGCAGAGGCCTTAAGTGGTGTACCATTATTGCCGATGCAGGCTATAAATGAAAACACTCTATCTGCAGATGAGGTTGGCAAAGAATTGGGTATTAGCGGTAATATGGTTGGCAGAATTGCTAACCAGCATAATTTAAAAACTGCGGAATATGGTAAATATTTTTATGACAAATCACGCCATTGTCAAAAACAGGTAGAATCGTTTAGATATTATAGGAAGGTAATTCCAGTAATACAAAGTATTATTGATAATAAAAAAGTAGGAGCGTAATATAAAATAAGAAACACCCGCCGCACCGTGGAAAGTATAGCGAGTGTTTCAAGCACCAGCCGAAGCTGATAACAATAGTATAGCAGTTTTCGGCTGGTATATCAAGGAGGATATACCATGAACGGAAATAGATCGTCGTGCCCTGACGATAAAGTAGAAGCTGTCGCCAGATTTATACACGTGGTAAAAAATATGAATCGAAATGAGTTTGAAGCAAAATATATAAATGAAAGCAGTGATCATAAAATGGAATGTTCGTCGAATGATGTAAAAGACTATCTTGAAGAATGGAATATTTATAATGATTGGTTAGATGATTTGCTTGATGGGTTGGATTGTTTATGTAATAACGCTGCCGTTTCAGAGCTTGCTAATGCAATAAGGCTTTACTCTAAAAAGCAAGGTCAAGTAGAACTCAAATTAGAGAGGCTAGGCATTCAAGAAGATAGTATTTTGAATATTTTATTTCAGATGGACGAGAAAAATAAAAAGTTTCCGACAAAACGCCTATAAAAATGATGATCCAGCAAGAAAATATTATACAGAAATCATAAAACTTTATAATAAGTGGTATAATCAAGAGAAAAACTATAGAATAGATAATAATTGTTAAAAAAATAAAGAGCGGATATCCGCTCTTTATTTTTGTGTTTTGTCGTTTTTTTTGTTGTTATCATTATTGTCATTATTAATTGTTTTTTGGGATGGTTTGTTCTCTGTTGAAAGTATATTTTTTTTACCTTCTAATAATCCACATGTTTCAGTCCACACATATACCACCTCCATGTATTCATTATATTATAAATTGGTAAATTCAATTATCTTTACTATTATAGTACTAGAACTATAATAGTTTGTCAATTTTAGTTTAGTTATTTAATCTTATTTCAAAGAAGAAAGAAAAATAAAAAGTTTCCGACAAAACGCCTATAAAACGGAGTTAAAATATTAATGTAAGGTTATTGGGTTTGATAGCGGAGGCGGTTATATTTTTGGCGACACTTGGCGACATATTGACATGATAAAATAGTATCATAAGTTAGTTAGAATTTAATAGAAAGCGCTTACTTCGGTAGGCGCTTTTTTATTTGGAAGGAGGGAAAACTTTGATAGGCAGCAGTGAAAATAGGATTACATACAATGGGAATGGAGTTGCTACAGAGTTTGGATATTCTTTTAAGATATTGGAAAAGACCGATATTAATGTAGTACTTGTTGGTCCTGATTTAAAAGAAACTGTTTTAACCAAAGATTATTTCGTTGATATGGAGAAGTCAGTAGTGTTTTATCCTGGCTATTCTCCGGGAGCAGAACCACCAGAGGCAGAACGACCACCAATATTACCTGAAGGGTGGCAGCTTGTTTTATATCGTGAGGTTCCTATAACACAGGAATCTCAGTTGGATACTCATTGGCCATTTAATGTTATCGAAGCGGCATTGGATAAACTAACGATAATTTGCCAACAGCTGTGGGACGGTGTAACGAGAGCAATTCGTTTATCAGATTCAGCGCCTAAAGATATTTCTACAGTTCTGCCACAGCCAATGCCAAATGAGAGTTTTTATTGGGATGAAACCGGTAAAAAACTTATTGCTGGGCCTAATCCTAAATTTGCTATGGAGCAGGCACAGGCGAGTGCAGAATCTGCAAAGAAGTCTGAAACGGCAGCAGCAGAAAGTGCTGGATCTGCTAAGGAAGATGCAGAAAAAGCAGAAGACGCAGCAGAGCGTGCAGAAGATATTTTACTTCGTTTTGAAAGCGGCACTATAACAAAAGAGTTTACGGCATCAGATAGCAGATGGATTGAAAGTAATGGTATGTGGCGTCTTACTATGGCAATGGGGAACAGCAGACTTATTGGCGTCTATAGGGAAGTCAAAAAGCCGCAGTATGAAATGGTACTTACCGGCGTATATATGGACGCTGTAAATGTAATCATTGAAGTCCCTGAAAGGTTTGCAGGCATCGTTATACTGGCGTCGCTGACTAAAAAAACCGGTGACAAAGTATATATCAAAAATTTTACTGAGGAAGATTTTACAAAGGTTGGCAGCGATTCTGTACTGACCATATCTGCCGAGGAACACCAGGCAGGGAGCAGTCCTATCATCGTCAGCTTAACAAAAATCATTGATGGTGTTAGCTATCCTTATTATGCTAATACCGGCGTAGATAATAACGGTAACGTTGTTATAAATGCGAGCGAAGCGTTCGCAGGGAAAATAATTTTGGATGGAGGTTATTTACAATGAATGTAGAAAAAATTGGAACTGGAACGCAGCGTGAAAGAGATGCTGCGATAAACGCTAATTTTGAAGCGTTAGATACTGGCAAGCTTGATAAAACATCGGCAGATTCTGACTATGCTAAGAAGTCTACAACTTTAAGTGGTTATGGTATTACTGATGCATATACAAAGACTGAAACTGATAATAAAATTTCTGCTGTTGTATCTTCATTACAATGGAAGCCTTCTGTTGAAACATATGCAGATATTGCAACAACTTATCCTAATCCGGCAGACGGCTGGACTGTAAACGTAAATGATACGGATATAACATATCGTTATACTGGTTCAAGTTGGATTGCTATTTCTGCAAACTCCATTCCTATTGCTACTTCTGACACAGACGGCAAAATGTCCGCTGCAATGGCAGCTAAACTGAATGGTATTTCTGAGGGGGCTAATAATTACACGCTTCCTGCTGCTACGGCAAGCGTATTAGGCGGTGTAAAAATCGGTTCTAACATTAATATCAATAGTGATGTTATTTCAGTAAATAATGCGTCTACGACCCAAAAAGGTGTCGTGCAATTAATAGATAGCTCAGTTACAGAAGATTACACCAAAGCTCCAACTGCCGCAGCTATGAAAAGAACATGGGAGTTAGCTTCCGGTAAACAAAACCCTGAGACGACATTATCCGGCTATGGAATTACTGATGCTTATACGAAAACCGAAGTTGATAATAAAATAACAGAAGCTGTTGCCGGTGCTGCAGTACTCAAAACTGAATTTACAGCAAGCAGTGCTAACTGGGGAACATTATCAGACGGCTATTATCCATTTACTTTAGCGGCGTCAGGAAAACACTTCCTCGGCATGTATAGAACTAACGGCAGTACATATGAGAGTGTTATGGTTGACGCCGTTGAAAGTGGCAGTAATATTATAATTCAAAGTACGGAAAAGTTTGCCGGCTTTATTCTGACGATTTGAGGTGAGGAAAAATGGGACTTGAGGGATTAGTAACAGTTGAAAAAATAAGAGCTGCAATCAATGCATCACTATCAGGTCTGAGTAACTCTAATGCAACGATTACTATAACAAAGAATGATGGTACAACTAGTACTATTACCATTAACAATGTAGCTAATGCGACTACTGCAACAAAACTCGGAAGCAGCACTGTAGGCAGTGGCGTAAAGGCAATTTATCTTAATGCAGGTACGGCAACTGCGAGTAATAGTACTGTGGGGAACAGCAACACGCCGGTGTACTTAAACGCTGGCACTATAACAGCTTGTGATGCAAGTATTGGTTCCGGTTGGACTGTTTCAGAAGGGGCGGCAGGTTGGGCGCGAGAAAATACCACTGGCTTCACCATCCAGTGGTGGGTAGGGAATACTGATGCTACATATAGAAGCATTACTTATCCTAGAAGTTTTTCAACTTTGTATTATGCAAATGTTATAGCGTCCAGCAACTGCGAAACATTTGTTACAGGTGTTAGTAATACCAGTATTAGTTTTTGCCTATGTAGTGGTTACAATGATGATCGCTGGAGCGGTTCACAGCCTTGTAGGCTTTATGCTTGTGGCTTGACTTAACTTATGCCAAACGCTACATACCTTTGTCCTTGTCCTGGTGACCCAATGGTGAAACCATTGTTAGAGATAGATGTTACAGTTACTTGGTTCTTATATAATTGTTCACCTTTATTGTTATTAGTTTGCATTACAACCTGAAACGCTGTTGTAAAAGTGCGAGGAAAGGTAGTTGTATCGCCCCACTGGATGGTGAAGCCAGTGGTATTTTCTATGAAAAGGAGAACTATATGACTTACTTAATTAAATTCGATGAAACCGGTAGACGTGGGGAAACCTATGTCGCCGAAGAAAAAACACAGGAAGAAATTACAGAACTGCTTGAAAAAGGTTTTGTACAAATTCCAGAAGAAGATTATCAGCTTATTGTCGGTAATATTGATGGTCATGAGTATATACGTAAATCTGATGGAAGTTATAGTATATATGAACCTCCTACGCCTGACTTAGAAGAACTGAAGGCAAATAAACTGGCAGAGGTAGACGCTTGGACAGAAGGAAAAATCACCGGCGGGTTTACATCTGAATGTAGCGGAGAGCTGGTCAGATATGACAGCGATAAAGATACACAACTTACAATGCAGGGTATAGCCTTGAACGTAAATACAGATCGCTTTGCTGTAGAATATCCTACAGGCTGCCCTGTGCGTGGTTACGCAGATAGAAGTGCTGTCAAAACGATCTTCTATCTTACGCCGGAACAGGTGTTCGAGTGGTGCGCTGATTTATCTACCCATATAGGTACGTGTAAGCAGGCAGGTTGGAATAAACAGGCTGAAGTAAATGCAGCTCAAAGCAAAGAGGAATTGGATGCGATTATTTTAGATTAGGCGGTGCAAAGATGGTAGAAACAGTAATGGCCGCAATAACAATTTTTAGTTTTTTATTTGGTATCGCTGGCTTTGTGTTTAAGATATGGATAATTTCTCCGTTGTCAACGGCAATAGAAAATTTGCAGAAAACTGTTGATGCTTTGTTAAATACAATAAAAGAAGAACAGACCAAAGCTACAAATATGCAGATTGAGATTGCAAAAGTAGATCAGAGGGCAAGATCTGCACATAACAGGATTGATGAAGTTGGTGAACGGTTACTGTTGGTCGAAAACAAATGTAATAACTGTGCATGTAAGGATAAGTGATATTCATGTTTGAGAAAATAAAAAACTTAATAGTCAGTGCTAGAAATAAAGTAGCCTCAATGTCGCCAAAAATAATGGCGGTCATTGTAGGCTATTTTATTGCAGTCATTTTGCTGGTCTTTACTTATTATGCAGCTTGGCTTTACATGTGGCTGTGGTTAAACAAGATTGTTATGTCCGACTTGCTGGCGCTGATACGTGAGATTACAGGCCCCGCTATGGTCGCATTTGTGACCTTTATCGCTACGAGTTTGGTCGATAAAGACGGTGATGGAGTGCCTGACAATTTAGAAAAGGAGATTGAGAGCAATGGTGACAAAAAGAATCACTTTAGATGAGCTGCGACAGTTAGCTAAAAGAGCTAGAGGTAATATTGATAAGATCTATCTACACTGGTCAGCTGGTAATTATCACCAGTTTTTTAGTGACTATCACCTAAACATTGACAGCGACGGCGCCATTATGGCGACCACAGATGATTTGACAGAATATAAAGCTCATACATGGCGGCGCAATTCTAGAGCTATTGGGATTGCTTTAGCTTGCTGTGTAGATGCTGTAGCTTATGCTGATGGTCGTGTCGATTTTGGAAATGTACCACCGACAGAGTTGCAGATAGATAGTATGGCGAAAGTTGTAGCTGTATTGTGTGAGGAGCTTGGATTGGACATTAATGCCGATACCGTAATGACGCATGCAGAAGCAGCAGACTTAGACGACTATGGACCAGCGACAACCTTTGAGCGTTGGGATTTATGGAAATTACCAGATATACCAGGCGACGGCGTGCTAAAGCTAGGCGGTGATGTTATTCGTGGCAAGGCTATCTGGTGGCAGCAAAACTGGTAAAAGTAGTTGTTGTAGAAAATGCAATACCTTTAATTTGAAGGTAGTTTTAAAGGTATATAGGCAATATGTTTACTGAATAAAGGTGTTAAATAGAAATGCGCTATTTTGAGTATTTTATTCGATAAAATATTCGCGAAAAACGTACAAAAATATTCGATTGAAAGGAGGCGAATGGTAATGAGAAAAGTAATGACTTTTTTGAAAGAGGCGGCAATTGTAGTAAAAGAGCAGCCGGGGGTATGCTTTGCGATCCTGGTGCTGGGCTTTGCTTTGGGAGCTATGCATAGCTGGTTCGGTCTGTGATCTCGAAATAACTTTGCTCATATTCAGCTTGTGCGCCGAGAAAGAACTGTTGCAAAAGAAAATAGTAAGGCAACGGTCTAAAACGGCGCACGTGGCTAATATGACTGTAAAAACAGGAAAATAATATACATGGAGTGAAAATCGTGTATGAAAAAATATATAATCATCGGTATTGGATTATTGTGGTCATTATTATTGCTTGTATCGCTGCCTGCTGTATGTTCTGCGGAGGAACTTCCGGAGACAATAACGATGTCTCGGGAACAGTTCAACGAATTACAGACGATAATAAACAGACAGGAGAATCTATTGACCGAGCTGTCGAACATGTCGGCAGTGCAGGAGATGAACTCGAGCGAGCTGAAGAAGCTAATCGAAGAGCAGCGTTTATCCTATCAGAAAATCAAAAGCGAGCTAACGAGTGCGCAGGAATCATTATTGAACTCCAAAAAAACAATAGCAGAGCAAAACAAATCCTTGCAGACGTTGAGCGAGCAAATAAAGAAAGAACAATCCAAAAGTGAGCTTAAGCAAAAACAAAAGGCTTTATGGGGATTTATCGGAGGGGCATTAGTTGGAGCGATAGCAGCGAGCAGGTGATTATATGGATAATTGCCGATTGCAGGCAAGAGATTGGCTTTCTCGATCTACCCGTAAGGAATTTGAAGCAATAATCCAGGAAGCCAAGTTAACGCCACGGCAGATGGAAATTATTGAACTGAAGTTTATTCACGATCTCAAAAATTATCAAATAGCAATGCGAATAGATACGTCAGTGCAAACGGTCGAAAGAGATTTGCGGCAGGCGTATAATTCGGTTAAGAGAGTATTAAAGGCGGTCACATGATAAGTGTGACTGCCTTATTTTTTATGTCTTGGTGAGGGAAATATGAAGGAATGTTGACGGATTATAAAGGCTGATTTAAGCGATAATTTAAGTAAGAAACGGAGGCGATAACAATGTATGGAATAAATCCCTACGCTCCTGTAAATCCTGCAATGGCGGGAGTGACACAGCAGCGTTTAGCCAATTACCAATCACAAATGCCGCAGATGTCTACATATCAGCCACAGCAGTTTGTACCGCAGCCACCTATGCCTTTGATGATGAAAGGACGTACAGTAGCCAGCTTAGACGAAGTAAAGGCTGCTCAAATTGATTTGGATGGAAGCCTTACATATTTTCCTTGCCCGGCAGACAGCTGCATATATGCAAAGTATATTGATATGAATGGGATGCCGGTAATACAAAATTATAAATTGTCGCTTGAAAAAGAGCCGGTTCCGAAGAGATACGCTGATGCGGAATTAGTTGAAGCTCTGCAGCAAAAAGTAAATTCTTTAGAACGATATGTGAAGGGGGAGACAGTAAGTGCAAATGAATCCGTTGACAATGATGCAAATGTTTAACCAAATCAAGGGCAGCAATAACCCTATGGGTATGATGCAGCAAATGTTTGGTAATAACCCTATGTTCGGGCGTGCTATGGAAATGGCACAAGGTAAGTCGCCTGAGCAGCTAAAAGAAACTGTTATGAATCTTGCAAAACAACGTGGTATTGATCCGCAGCAAGCTCAGCAAATGCTTTCTCAATTTGGTATTAAAATCTGATCGGTGGCCACCAGATGATTTTAAACAATAAATTTAAAGGAGATGTTCTATATGACTATGGAAGGTAGTGGCGTAATGCCTGTATATGATCTGAATAACCGTACCGCAGCAGCAGACGGCGCCGGGTTTGGCGGCGGCTGGATGTGGGTAGTAATGTTATTCTTCCTGCTTGCCTGGGGCGGCGGTGGATTCGGTGGTTTCGGAGGCGGCGCTAATGGTGCTGTAAATACTTTGACTAATGAATTTCTTTATACCAATCTGAATAGTACTTTAGATCGTGGTTTTAATCAACTCGCAAATCAAAACTTCGGTATTCAAAAAGACTTATGTCAAGGCTTCGGCGGTGTTCAGGCTGCTATTGCTCAGTCCACCTTCGCTGCTCAACAGTGCTGCTGCGAAACCAATCGTAACATTGACGCGGTTCGTTACGAGAATGCTAAAAACACTTGTGACATTACCTCTGCTATTCATGCGGAAGGTGAAGCAACTCGCGCATTAATGACTGCGAATGTTATGCAGGAACTGCGTGACCAACTGCAAGCTGCTCAGCTGCAACTTGGAACTTTGGCTCAGACTTCTAACATCATTAATGCGGTACGTCCGTTCCCGCAGCCGGCTTACATCACTTGCAGCCCGTATCAATCTGCAACCGGTGTTTATGGCTGTGGCGGTTGTGGCACCGTGTAATTCCGCTTAAAGCGTGACTATTAACAGGGGAGCTGTCACGCTTCCCTGTTTTTTATTAAGGAGATGAAATAAAAATGGCAACGTGTAATTGCAGGACGATTTTAACAACCGATGTAGCGGTTACAGGGAATAACCTTGTATTAACTATTCCGGAAGGAACTTATGTAAATTGTGAGAACTACGTTATTCGAGTAGCTCAAGATATTCCTTCTACAGCGACAAATTTGATGCCGGTAGTAATTCAAATCGGTACGGCAGCAACGCAGTACCCGGTACTACGCAAATGCGGTCATCATTTATATGCTAATCAGATAAGAACACGCAGAAATTATATTTTGAAGGTAGCAGCAGATACTAGCTCATTTGTGCTTATTTGCGGCTATATCTGCGCATATAACTGCGGTGCTGTAGCAAGCTTGCCTGTGCCTGTTACGCCTACTGCTGCTGTAGCAGAGAGCAAAAAGGCGGTGAGCAAAGATGCATAAGTACGTGGAATACCTTGAAAAGATTGCCGGTGATCGTGAAAAAGAAAAAGAGCTTGTTGAAATAATCAGTGAAGCTCTTGAGAGAATCAAGAAGCATTGCCCCGATGAATTTTATGGAGCTATGTACAAAATCCATTGCTTGATCTGCGGCCCGCACTTTGATGACCGTTTAGCGGAGAAAGCTGTTTCTCATATGAAAAATGTCGATGGTACTCATGGTGAGCACTGGAGCATGGAGCAAACAAATTCTCTTGCTGCCAAGCATGATATCAAAGAAAAGGCTGACTTCTATTATGTAATGAATATGATGCATAGTGACTACGCCGATGTCTTAGGCAGTGATGTAGGAACGTATGTAAAAATGGCTAAAGCATATATGGAAGATCCTGATGCAGCAGAGGGTAAAGTTTTCTGTACATGGTTGGGACAAATGCGTCGAAAAGAAGAGTAA